CCTGCCGTAATTTATCGGCGTGTGCCCTACATATATTCTACGTTGCAGCCTTGTTGCTTCACCAATATAAACGACGCCGATTTTAGGATAGGTGCCAGACAAAGGCGTTATCTTAATCCTCCAATAGTCAGCTGAAATAGCGGTAAAATACCAGACGATTGCAGAGTTATCTGCAGGTATCAAAGGAGAATCAACAGCAGTCCAAGTGCCACCGGCACCTACTTTATACTCAATTTCGTAAGTCATACCAGTTAAATTATGTGCAGCAATCCCGACGTAATCTATAGCTGTAGTGTTTATGTTGAACTCTAAATACTGGACTGTATCAATTAACGACTCCCAATATTCAGCGGTAGAAGTGTTTGCTGTATTAGTCGCAGGCCTGTCTGTATCTTCGCTAGTTGCAGTTATACCACTTAGAATTACATTATTTTTATAGCCTATAACCGGGTTATTAGCGTTAAAATCTGTTGAATCTAAAGACCCAGACGCGTACAAACCTTGTGTTATATATATAGCCATTTTTTACCCCGGGGTAAGTATCGCGCCATTATCAGCAGCCTCTTGCAATAATTGCGTTATTGCTCTACCGCTTAGAATAGTATCCGGGTCTAAGCCCTCAACGACAATCCTCTGCGGCTCTGCTTGTTGTGTTGTTGCTCCACCACCAAAACTATTATCACTTAATGGTGCCGGTGCGCCAGGGGATGACCCTTTTTTGCCACCACCACCAAACGATTGTGACCTAATAGCCGATACTTGAGCGAAACCAGTAGCCGCAGCCCACGCAACCGCAGGAATAGCTAAGGGTGGGCCAAGTTTTAAAGCCGCAGCTATGCCTTGATAGGTACTAATCAAGGCGTCAGCAATACCAAAAGCTTGATTTATTTTAAAAGCTTTTTTACTTGTTGCCGCCATGCTCTCTATTGCTTTTCTTCCAGCGCCAACAGTTAAAGCCGCTTCTTTTGAGTATTTATCCTTTATTATCTGACTGGAAGAATTAGTGTAATTTTTATCTAAATTTATCAACCTCTGAAGATGTGAAGCCCTTTCCCTTTCTCGCTCAGCTTCTTTTTTACCTTCTAAACTTCCGCCCCCATCAGCCGCTAAACCGCTATCCTCTAGCATTTTAACTGTCTGCTCAGCAACTTGGTTTTGTTTATTTATAACTCTATCTAAAAAAGCTTCGACCCCAGTTGATGGCATTTCCTGCTCTGCAAAAAGAAGCATCTGCTCTCGAGTATCCCTTAGTACATTTATGCTATGGTCACCAAGATGATTAATTCCTTTCATAAAGGCACTATCTGTAAAAGGGTCTATATTTGCTATATCTACATTAGGTAATAAATTAAGGGCGTCTATGATCTTGTTAACGTGTACCAGCGCCAAGTCAGCAACAAAAATAAAAGAGTTTGCTATTAGTTTAACCGCATTAGCTACTGCTGAGCTAACCCCAACAGCAATAACCTGCAAACCTTTGAATGAGAATTTTAAACCGTGAATAACATCCGCTAGTTTCCCGGCAATTCTAACCGCTGTTGAAAGGGCTTTATCTACTGAATTACCAAATGATTTTCCGCTTGATGCCGCCTTAGTGAATTGGTCTGCAACTTCTGTTACGTAGGGGGCTAGCTTAAAAGTTATGGTTGTGCCTAATCCCTCGATTATTTTTGAGGCCTTTGCAATCGCATCGTTTGCTATCTCGACCTTTGCCGCATCGACTCTATTTATTGCCGCACCGTATTTTTTTAAAGTGTCTACTGTTGGCTGTAATCCCTCTTGATGAATTTGGCTCAGTACCTTCATCATCTTCAACCCAGACCGCCCAAACAAATCCGTAGCTATAGACGCTCTGAGCGTATGGCTTTCGACCCCAACAATAGCCCTTGATAAAGCCTCAAATTGCTCATCAGGGTTTAAAGAGTTTATGTCTTTTAATGAAATCCCTATATCTCGCAAAGATTGAGCCGCAGTGCCACCACGCCTCTCAGCTTCACCAAGTCTAACCTCCATTCTCTGAAGGCCTTTAGCCATTTCTTCAGATGATATGCCGTTAAGCTCTGCTATATGATTAAAAGCCTGAAGGCGCTCAGTTGTGACTCCTAACGCGTCTGCGGTCTTAGCAAGTGAATCAATCACAGCCCCTTGTTTTTTGAATAGTGCAGCAGTCATAGCCGCACCAGCCGCAGTAGCCGCCGCGCCAAGTTTAACCGCTTGATTAGCTACCGCTCTAAGTTCTCTAGTTGCTTTATTCGAGAATTTATTAATAGATGAGGACGCCTCACGCATCCCCCCGCGCAAAGGCTCAATATCCGCCCCAAATGTAAACGCTATATCGCCGCCGGTTGCCATATTATGCCTTTAAAGTGCCTTTTGTACCCAGCAGGCTATAAAGTTTATTCCACTTTTGCCCTGGGGTTTGCCGTTTATCTGGTGGAATCTTTGCTTCATACAGCCACCAAAATTCCTGTGGATGCATCCGCCAAAATTCAGATGGGGCCAAATTCCATACCCCGCACACAACAAAGTAAGCCTCTTTGACTAGCCTTCGTCTGGAATGCTCTGCTTTTTTGCTTCTTCTGGCTCTCCACTTTCACCCTGTAGATGCTCAGGCGGAATCATCAGCTGTAAGATTGAGTTGATAACACCTGACAACTCTTCAGCATGCTGGGGGTCAAAAAACCTATTGTACACCTGCTCGATTTCAACATAGCCGCCAGCATAGTCAATGATGGCCGCAAAAGCTTTCGCCATTTTGGCACGCCTAACCTTCCCATCAGCCAATTCTTCTATCGTAATTATATCTTCGACAGTATCAACTAGGCCCATGACTTTACCGGCTTCGATCTTGTAATTTTTGCCTTCCCAACTTACTTTTATATCTTGGAATATACTCATATTAAGTAATTGACTCCGGGTCATAAGTCCAAGCGCCGCTTGACTCTAAACTACCACTGAAGGTTATAGCGCCAGAATGCGGGGCCCCCTCTTCATATGAAGAGAATCTAAAATTCCCAGATATGTCTTCTGGGTCTGAATTTGTAACACTGTCAAAAATAGGCCATTCAATAGTGATATCAGTGAGCATCTTTGATGCCGAACCAACTGCAATATCCCTCATAATAGAATCTTTAGTGATCCCATCAAAAGATAGATCAATTTGTTCTTGCCCGCTAGCCGCTAACAATAAGCGCTGGCCTGAATCCTCCCCAGTAGTGACGTCAATCGACTCACCGCCCCAGCTAATAGTTACGTTTTGTAAGCCTGCAATAACAGTCCCACCCTTTTTTAAAAGTAGCTCTCTACCTGTTGCACCCGCCATGTTAATTCCTCTCTATTAAAACTCTAAAAGTTTGTACGCCATGCCGAGTAAGGCCATCAGCATCTATAAAACTGGATGAGTCCAGCATTTCAATATTGATTATATCATACCCATTATAAGTCAAAGCCGCGCGATTCAAAGCGTCGTATATTTCACCCTGTATCGTCTTTGTTTCTTTTCTCCCTCTAGACCTAGACCAGCAATTAATAACAATTTGAACGTCAGTGCCTAAAGTTGTGTTTGTTGTCCACCCAGTGTGGGTATCTTCTCCCAAAGTTAGATAAGGAAAGACTTCTGTTTCTGGAACACTATCATATACGCCGCTAATTAAAGTCATCAAACCAGCATCATTTGTTAAAGCAGTATATACCGCATTCTGAATAGCTAACTCAAAACTCATTTTTTAGCCTTTTTAAGTTCGCGCTTTATACTCTTCTCCAACTTTTTACCGAACTCTTCAGACATTATTTTTTCTTTTTGGCTTTCCATCTGTTGTATTGCTGGCCATATAAAAGGCCTGGGCGGTTGAGCGGTAGGGCCTGAAGTGCCGTATTCGACAAAGCGCCAGTAGAAAGCATCATTCTTTGCGCTTCTGCCAGTCGTAATAAACAAGCTTGACTTGGGGTTAAATGGGCTAGATTTTTCTCGCTTTGCTTTTATCGATTTCTTTAAAGTGCCGCTGTCAACCCTAACATTGTTTTTTGCTTGCTTCGCGATACGACCGACGTAGCCGTGTATTGTCGCCCTCATTAAATTTTTAGCATTTTTTGGCGCTATTTCGTTAAGTATTGCATCAACATTTTCCAAACCTTTGACATTAAACTTAAACTTCATAAAGCAACACCTGTTTCGGCGATGATCTCAGTGTATAACTTTCTCCCGCCATTATTAGGGATATGTCTTATATTATAGCTGTTGCCGTCACACTCAATACGATCGTCTTCGCGCAAGTCATTTCTGTATCTAACAACGAACATATTTAAGCTTGTAGCGTTTAGTTTGTCGTATCTTTCGGATTCTTTACCACTTAAATTTCTGGAATGTGCGCTGATACACGTGGCTATATTTTCCAATCGAATATCTTGGCCGCCTAAACCATCATCGGTTAAGACTTCGCGCTTAATATCAATACGCTGGTCTAGCTCGCCTGGTCGATACTTCACGCTACCCAACCTTTTCTAGACATATTAATCAACGCATCAGCCGCCATCGGTAATTCTTTAGGCTGACCGAAAGTAATAGCAGTTCTATTCTCGTACCAGTGCGCAACTATAAAACGTATAGCTTTTCTGATATTAATCGGCACATCGCTAGCAGTAGCACCAAAACCCGCTACAAATTGAACGGTTATACCGTCGGGCCTGTTGTAGATAGTCGGCCAAGTGTTGTTAGTCTTTGGCTTTAGGTAAGCGTAATCCTCATCTGTAAATAGATTGTAATCACTTACCGTTAGCGTCTGCAAAGCTTCGGCCCCATCATAGTAACTTATAGAAACTATCGAACTAACTGGAGAAAACGGCAAAACCAAGCACGAACTAGAGTCAACGCCGTCTGTTGAATAATCCCAAGTTTGATTAATCAGTAACTTATTACCAAGTAAGCCATCACGCCCACCCACGTACTCTGTAGCCGCCTCTATAAGCGTTCCAATATAAGAATCGTCATATGTGTGATCTATGCGCAAGTCTAGCTTGCACTCGTCCACACTAACTGGGGTTAGGCTTGGCGCTGCTACTTGGCTTAACATTATTTAATTGCCTTTTCTGCCTTGTTTTTCTTTACCGCTCGTTCTTTTTTGTTTGTTCTACTCGGAATCGCCTGGCCTGAATCAATTAGCGCCTTTCCTTCTCTGTCTGAAACTTCGATTTCATCGCCTGGGTTTTGACTAAATCCAACACCAGCACGACCAACACATAATACAACTTTCATAAATCACCTTTAAAAAATGCCCCCGGCTAAGGGGGCTAAGGGGAGATTAAACCGCTGCCATTGTTAATTTTTTAACTGCTGAAGTGTTCAACAATTCACCGTCAAAACGCTTGTAACCAATCATGCCGACTTGCCCAGACGCGGCGTATAGCTCGTTAAGTCGAAGAAGTTTGAAACCGTCAACCTTACGCACGACATAGCGCGAGTGATCGCCGAATAATACAGGGGTTGTGGTTGCGCCTGGATTAGCCATAGCCTGGTTTACTGAATACGGCTTGTTCCATAATAGATCAGGATCGCCAGAACGAACATCGCCTTGACGCCATAAATAGTTACCTTGTCCATCTTTAAGCTTAGAAATGGCGGCAAAAGTTGTATCGTTAAACTGCCAACGACACTTAGCGGATTGACGGTATGCAGGGTCAACAGAATGGAATAAATCAATTAGCTCATCAAATGTAATAGCCGTAGTGCTTACAGCTGTCTTACCTGAAGTCGCAGCAGTTACGATGCCGTTTGGCTGGCTTGATCCTGTGCCAGTTGTTAAAGCTGTGTTAGCAGTACGACCTAAGCGCTCACCAAAAAGATCAGAGGCTAGAGATTCCATATTAAACGCTGAATCTTGCATAAGCTCCCACGAGAAGCGAACAATACCAGTGTCGTACATGTAAGCATCAAGAAGCTTTTCGCCAAATACAATATCATCAGTGCCATCATCATCAGCCGCAGCGTTTTCGGCTTTAATGCGCCCGGTTTTGGCAGTGTCGTCAATAGTCGGCCAAGGAACACGATTTCCCGTACCAGTTACCATCTCACGGACAATAGCTGCATCCCACATTGGCCCCCACATAGCCATAGCTTTGTCAATCTCATTACTGAAACCTTCCGGTACGGTATAACCACCGGCAGCATCAGTGCCGACGGATTGTGCGCGATATTCAGGGCTAAAACCTTGAGCTAATACACCACGCTCCTCGTTACCGAGGGCCCCAACACCAAAACGAGCATACTTGTTAAAAGTTTCTCGATATTCTGGCGTATTTTCTGCGTCTTGTCGGGCTTCGCGATTCTCAGATTGCGGCGCTGGTGCTAGTTCGCGTTGCGCTTTTTCAACTTCGATCAACGCCTCTTCACGCTGCACCCGCTCCTGCATTTGCGCGTGCTCTGTCATCAATTTGTCGAAGTTACCTTCAATCTCACGCGCTTCACCTTCTGTCGTT